AGGTAAATATACTCCTCATTTAAATGCTATCTATGCTGGTTTGGGAATTCCTCCAACTCTTACCGGCACATTCGGAGCAGCAGGAACTACTAATAATTTTATTAGTTTAAAAACCTTAACACAAAGACTACAATATGGTAGAGATATGTTGGTTAAATTTTGGGAAGGTGAAATAGAAATTGTGCAAAAAGCTATGGGCTTTAGGTATCCGGCTAAAATAGAATTTGATAGAATGGATCTAAGTAACGAAGACGCAGAGAAGGCACTATTAATACAACTAGCAGATAGAAGTCTTATTAGTGATGAGTTATTACAGACCAAATTTGGTTTCGATCCAGATATGGAAAAATCAAGACTTAATAGAGAAAGAAAAGAAAGAGATTCCGAAAGAATGGTACAAAAAGCTGGTCCGTGGCATGATCCTCAATTTGAAAACGCTCTTAAGAAAATATCTTTACAACTAGGAATTGTAACACCAAGTCAAGTAGGATTAGATTTACCAAAGAAAAAACCAAGCGAAAAAACAGCATTAGAACAAAAAGCAGAACAAGTAAAGTCTCCTTTTGGAGCACCCAAGGTGGCTAACGATCCGTCCTCGGAATCGTTGCCGAAAGAAGCAGGCGAAGGTAGACCCAAACTTTCAAAAGATACTGAAAAAAGAAAAGACAGAACATTTTCGCCCCAAACCGGCGCCAAACTCCTAATATGGTCATCTTCTGCACAAGACAAGATTAGTTCTATAATTAATCCATTAATTTTAGAATATTTTGATAAGAAAAATTTAAGAAGTTTATCTAATGCCGAAAATGAAGAATTAGAGAAAATCAAAACGAACATTCTTTTTCAAACACAACCTTTTGCTAAACTCAATGAAGATAATATAACAGAATATTTATCAGCATCAACTAGTAATGATACTAAAACTTTTTATAATTGGTTAAATTTGGTTAAGCTAGAACTATCCAGAGAATTAACGGTTGATGAAATTAAACAAGCCAAATCATCTTTTTACACAATGGTGTATAGTACAAAATAATAATCAAATCTTTTTGAAAGGTTTATAATGATAATATATCCACAAGAACAAGAAGATGGCTTAACATCAAAAATATTAGCCTCGTCTTCTATTGCTTATGCTAGTGTTGCAGAGCCATGCTCTCTCAGATTATCATCTAAATCATTTAAAAGTTTAGCATCCTACGATGATAGTGATCTTTTTTATGTTCAATCTATTCTAGTAACTTCATCATGGAATAAAAATGATGATGTATTTGATAAGTACGAGGTATGGAACGCTAAACATACTCCAGAACACAAACCCACAAATCTAGAGCACAACGAAAGTTTAATTGTTGGTCATATAATATCAAATTGGCCTATCACCGAGGATGGGCTATTAATAGATCCAGAAACCCCGGTAGAAAATTTACCAAATAAGTTCCACATCCTTACAGGCTCTGTTATATACAAGGGATTTAGTACTTCCGAACTTAGAGAGAGATCAGAAAAATTAATTAGTGAAATTCAAAATGGTACTAAGTTTGTTAGTATGGAATGCTTTTTTAAAGGTTTTGATTATGGGGTAGTTAATAAACAAACTAATGAATATAAAGTATTGAGCAGAAGCGATGAGACAGCTTATTTAACAAAATATCTTAGAGCATATGGCGGTAAAGGCGAAAATAATGATTATAAAATTGGTAGAGTTTTAAGAAATATTACCTTTACTGGTAAAGGATTTGTTGACAAACCAGCAAACGAAGATAGTATAATTTTTAATAAGAATCTTTTTGAAGAAAATAAAAAAATTGATAATCTTCAAGAAAAAAATAACGAAAATGAAAATTTAGGTGTAATAAGTATTCGATTGAATAATCAAATGGAGAATAATACAATGAGTGTAGAACAAGATGTAACTGAAATCAAAAACAAATTGGTGGCTATGGAAACTTCTTGTCAAGAGGCTGTAGCTGAAGCTAACGCATCTGTTAATTCATTAACCGAAAAAAATATTGCACTAGAATCTCAATTACAAACCCAAACTAACGAATTCACAGAAAGAGAAACTGCTATGAAAAAAGAAATCGAAGAAGTCAAAGCTTCTGCTTCAGAAGAGCTTTTAGCACTCAAAACTTCATTAGAAGCACAAATCTCAGAACTTTCAGAAGCTATTGCAATGAAAAATGAAGAGATGAAGAAAAAAGAAGAAGAAATGAAGAAAATGAAAGCAGAACTTGATAGCGCCAACGAAACAGTCGCTGCTTATAAAACAAAAGAAGCAGAAATGGTCAAGAAAGAAAAAATGACCAAAAGAAAAGCTGCCCTTGTAGATAATGGCGTCGAAGAAGATGCTGCTCTGGCTTTTGTTGAAAAATATGAAAATATCGAAGACGAAGCATTTGATGCTATGGCAACTCTTTTTGCTGCTATGAAGATGAAAAAAGAAGACGCTATGAAAATGAAAATGAAAGCAGAAGAAGTTGCAGAAGCAGAAGAGGTTGTTGAACCCAAAGTAAGTGCTTCTGATCTAGATAATGTTGAAACAGAAAGCGCTATTGATTTAACAGTTGGCTCAGATTCTTCTGAAGAAGAAGAAAATACCACTCGTGCAGCTCTTGTTGAGTTTGTTTACAGTAAGTTAGGCAAAAAATCCAAGTAAATTCTTATACGGAGAACTAAAAATGGCTCTAAAACCTGATCGTATCGAATTATTAACAGATATCTCTTTTTTCATGGCTACTACAGCAGAGCGCGGTGGTGTTGTTAGCGCTGTAACTTTAACAACTGGTGTTGGCGTATCTATGGATGATGCCAATGCTGTTGTTGCTTACGCCGCTGTGGCATCTGGTGCGAAGCCAGTAGGCGTTCTACTTAATGATGTTGTGAATCTTGATCTTACTCGCCAACACATCAATTGGCACAAAGACGAGGTTCAGGTCGGTGGCAAAGTAACACTATTGCGTAACGGCCAAGTTACAACAAATATGTTAGTTGCTGGCATCACTCCATCCGCTGGAACAGATGCTTATGTTGGTGCTAGTGGCTTGATCGGTACAAGTAGTACCAATGCTGTTAAAGTTGGTCAGTTCTTAAGCGGCAAAGACACTGACGGCTATGCTAAAGTATCAGTTAACCTATAATTTTCATACACGGAGAAATAAATATGTCAGCCAAAACTGAAAAATTTCAACCAACTCCAGAACTTAGTGATTTACTAAAGCGTTCTGGATCAGCTCAACGAGAGGTTGCTTTAGCAGCTAATGCCGAATTTGCAAAAGCCCTAGAACTACCTCTTCGTCAGGGCGTTCTTAATGGTGATGTTCTTGATGGTATCTTTGAACCAATTCGTCTTGATCAAAGTGCCACACCAGAGTTTCCTCTTGATTTCTTAGCTCCTGGTACCGAGAAGGACTTTGTGGCCTACACAATTCCTAACCACGGTTATATTCCAGAGCGTCATGTTGAGGGTGATTATGTTATGGTTCCAACATATGATGTTGGTGCCAGCATTGATTATCTCTTAAAGTATGCTCGTGATGCTCGTTGGGACGTTGTTGGTCGTGCTATGGAAGTGCTAGAAGCCTCATTTGTCAAGAAGATGAATGATGATGGCTGGCACACACTATTGGCCGCTGGTGTTGATCGCAACATTGTTGTTTATGACAGTGACGCCAACGCTAGTCAGTTTACCAAGCGTCTTGTTAGCTTGATGAAAACTGTTATGAGACGTAATGGTGGTGGTAACTCGACCTCCAATAACAGAGGTATGTTAACTGATCTTTATGTTTCTCCAGAAGCTATGGAAGATATCCGTAACTGGGGTGTTGATCAAGTTGACGAAGTTACTCGTAGAGAAATCTACACTGCTGCTGATGGTGCTCTTAATCGAGTATTTGGTGTTAATCTTCATGACCTAGACGAATTGGGCGTTGGTCAAGAATATCAACTATTCTACACATCAACTCTTGGTGCTAGTATGCCAGGAAGTGATACAGAAGTTGTTGTGGGTCTTGATCTTCGCAAGAACGACAGTTTCGTTATGCCAATTCGTCAAGAAGTTCAAATCTTCGAAGATGAAACACTACATCGTCAGAAGAGAGCCGGTTTCTACGGCTGGGCCGAACTTGGCTTTGCTGTTCTAGATAATCGTAGAGTTCTCATTGGTTCTCTATAATATATCATCTTTAATCTGATGATCTAAGAAAAAGCCGCTCAGTTTTGGGCGGCTTTTTTTATTATATCTTTAAGGTGTATAAGTATATTAACAGCAAGAGGTAATATATGGCAGCATCCAAATACGATTTTAGCATAGAACAAGGCTCCTCTTTTAAATTAAGTTTGGTTTATAAAGACGATAGTGGTAATCCTATTGATCTTACAAATTGGTGTGCTCGATTAACATGGAAAACTAACACTAATCTTACTCAAACTTTTAGCACAGAGAATATAGATTATAGTGTATATAAATTTA